CCAGGTAGATATTTTGCAGGTGGTGGTGGAGGGGCTCAACAAAATCCAGGAACTAATGCAGGCGGTGTTGGTGGTGGAGGAGATGGTAAACCTAGTCCTCAAACTGGATGTAGTGGATCAGTTAATCAAGGTGGTGGTGCAGGAGGACGTAGAGGTGACGGTGGTTCTGGTATAGTAGTAATAAGGTATAAATTTCAATAGTTGAATGAACAAAATTTATAATATATAATAGAGGATAATTATGGCACATTTTGCAAAACTAGGAGCTAACGGAAAAGTTATTCAAGTATTAACTTTAGATAATAAAGATATGCTTAATGCTGATAACGTAGAAGATGAATCAGTAGGTCAACAATATTTAGAAACACATAATAACTGGCCTGCACAAATGTGGATTCAAACTTCTTACAACACATCTAATAATACTCATACTTCTGGCGATAATTCAAAAGCACTAAGAGGAAATTATGCAGGTATAGGTTATGAATGGGATGAAGACAATCAGATCTTTTGGCCTAAAAAACCATATTCATCTTGGGTAAAAAATATTACAACTGCAAATTGGGAATCACCAATCGGGGATGTTCCAGCATTAACAGAAGAACAGACTGCACAAAATGAAGCTGGTACTCATGAATGGAATTACGTTTGGAATGAAGATAACACAACTTGGGATTTGACAGACTCGAAAGCATAATTTATATACGGTGGTGGTATGCAAAAGAAAATTTTAAGTGAACAAAGTTTATTTTTTGGCAATGTAGATATGCCAAAAGGTTTTGAGATAGATCAAGAGAAACTTACTAACGATATTTTACAATCATCATTTACTAATAAAGAATTCCCATTTTCAAGAACTTGGGATATGTTAAATACTTATATAAGAGATCATATTGGTCTTGAATATAGTATTAATTTAGTTAATAAAAATTCTTGGGGCGATATTTATAAACCAAATCAAATATCTGAACCTTTATTAAATATTGACCCAGTTGATCTAAGAAACTCACCTGACTTTACCATGCTTTACGGAGTAAAAGTTGATAAGTGTTGGGTAAGAGTACATTATGATGATAATAGACGTAAGGGAAGAAGTTGGGATTTAGAACTTAAAAACAATATGTTTATTATGTTTCCATCTACTAATATGTATGTTGTATCAAATGATCAAAAAGATAGTTTAAATTTTGTACAAACTATAGCTTATGAATATATCTAATTATTACTGGCATTTTCCAGCTGCCTTAACACCAAAGTTCTGCGATGATGTAATAGCTTATGCAAATTCACAAGAAGAAGTTATGGCAAGAACAGGTAGTTATGATAATAGAAAATTAAAAAAAGAAGAAGTAAAAGATTTAAAAAGAAAAAGAAATTCTGATTTAGTATGGTTAAATGATAGTTGGATATATAAAGAATTACATCCATATGTGCACGAAGCAAATAGAAATGCTGGGTGGAATTTTGATTGGGAAAGATCTGAGTCTTGCCAGTTTACAAAGTACAAGCATAACCAATATTATGATTGGCACTGTGATAGTTGGGATAAACCTTACGATAGACCAAATACTGAAGATCACGGTAAAATTCGAAAACTATCTATGACTTGTCAATTAACCGATGGTTCAGAATATACAGGGGGTGAGTTAGAATTTGATTTTAGAAATTATGATCCACATATGAGAGATGAAGCTAAACATTTAAGAAAAGCAAAAGAAATATTACCAAAAGGATCTATTATCGTATTTCCCTCATTTGTTTGGCATAGAGTAAAACCCGTAACAGCAGGCACAAGATATAGTCTTGTTGTTTGGCATTTAGGAAGACCCTTTAGATAATGTATATAAATAATTATTTTAGCACGACTATTTGGTCAGAGAAAAAACCAGAGTTTGTAAAATCTTTAAACAAAGCTTCTAATAAGTATATTAAAGAAGCAAGAAACAGAGAAAAAACATATATAAAAAAATGGGGTGACTTTGGAAGAAGTTATCATTCAACACCACTTACAAGGGATAATGACTTTTTAGATTTTAGAAATTATATTGGTCAAAAATCTTGGGAGTATTTAGATCATCAAGGTTTTGATATGTCACAATATCAAACTATGTTTAGTGAGATGTGGGTACAAGAGTTTGCTAAAAAAGGTGGAGGTCATCATTCATCACACATACATTGGAACCAACACGTATCAGGTTTTTATTTTTTAAAGTGTAGTGATAAAACATCATACCCAATATTTCACGAGCCACGTACTGGAGCTAGAGCTACTAAATTAAAAATGAAACCAATTCAAAAAGGTGTGTGGAGTGGAACAGAATTAATTCATTTTAAACCAACACCTGGTACATTAATTATATTTCCAGGATTTTTAGAACACGAATATGCAGTAGATTTTGGTATTGAACCTTTTAGATTTATACACTGGAACATACAAGCAGTGCCAAAAGAAATGGCAAAAGATGTTTAAAAAGAAAAAGTATACAGTAATCCGTCAAGCAATATCAAAAGACTTAGCTAGTTTTATTGCAAACTATTTTAATATGCAGAAACAAGTTTTAGATACTTGTAGACAAGCTAGATATATTTCACCTTTTGAAACCTTACTTGGTTATTACGAGGAGCCGGATGGACAAATACCAAATACTTATTCTTGTTATTCAGATATAGCAATGGAAACTTTAATGTTAAAATGTCAGCCAGCTATGGAAAAAGCAACAGGATTAAAATTATATCCTGCATACACTTATGCAAGAATATATAAAAAAGGAGATGTCCTAGAAAGACACAAAGATAGATTCAGTTGTGAAATATCAACTACTATGAATTTAGGTGGTGATCCTTGGCCAATATATCTTGAGCCATCTGGTAAAGAAGGTATGAAAGGTATTAAAGTAGATTTAAAACAAGGTGATATGTTAGTTTACTCTGGGTGTGAATTAGAACATTGGAGAAATAAATTTAAAGGTAAGGAATGTGTACAAGTTTTCTTACATTATAATAATCGTAAAACACCAGGTGCAAAAAACAATATGTTTGATAAAAGACCTCATCTAGGTCTTCCTTCATGGTTTAAGCGATGATATAATTCTTAGATGGAGGCAGGGCACCACCACACACCCCCTGTCTCCTTTTAAGGATTTTATTATATGTTAGGTATTACAGCTTTATCACAGTCACCAATATCTTCTTTAGGAGGAACTAGTGTCAACGTAGCCGTTACAGGTTCACAGTTAACAGGCTCTATTGGTGCTTCAACTGTGACTGCAAATGCAAATATAGCCGTCACAGGTTTACAATTAACAGGGTCCTTAGGTAATTCTACTATAGATATAAACACAAATGTAAGTGTAACAGGTTCTCTTTTAAACTCTTCTATCGGAAGTGTTACTTCTCAAATTGGAGCAGACGTATCAGTAACAGGATCCCAACTTACAATGTCTATGGGAGAAGAAGCTCTTGTAGGAAATGCAAACGTACCAGTAACAGGATCCCAATTAAGTATATCCTTAGGAACTTTTTCTGTAAGTGCAGATGGTAATGTAAGTGTTGTTGTTACTGAACATGATATGGTCATGTCAACAAATGATGTTGATGTAACAGGTGATGCAAATATAAGTGTTACAGGTAGTCAAGCTACATTCTCAATAGGATCAGTTACAGCTGCAATAAGCCAGGACATTGATGTTACAGGAAGTCAGTTACAAACATCTATAGGTTCTGTAACAAGCACCGCAGATGCAAATGTAAGTGTAACAGGAAGCCAAATAACAGCAGCTTTAGGTGAAGAAACTATTGATATAAATACACCTGTAGATGTAACAGGATCTCAGTTAACTTCGTCAATTGGAACGGCAGTAGGTGTTCCAGGGGTAGAGGTACTGGTTACAGGTATACAATTAACAGGTTCTATAAATAGTCCTCTTATTACTGCTTGGTCTAATGTGGATCCAAATGTGACTAACACATGGACTGAAGTAAATAAGGCAGTTTCTAATACTTGGACAGAAGATAATAAAGGAGTTTCTAATACTTGGACAGAAGTTGATAAGGCA